GCGTTCGTCATGCCAAACCTTGCGCATTTGCTTGAGTTTGGTTTTTACGTTGTCGTCGTACTGGTCTAGCTCATCCTTCTCTAGTTCTTCAACCAGAGGTTTGGGTAGAGGCTGTCGGCCACGGTCTTCAGCCGGGGCGTCGTCTTCAATCTCGATTTCAATTTCAGGTTCCGCGTTTTGTGCGGGTTTACCCTTACTTTCAACTTCGTCTGGAAACTTGAATTCTGTGTCGTCGTCTAAAGGCATTTTGTGCTCCTTTTATTTACGTTTGATACCACGGGGATCGTCTACGACGGCCTCGACAGTATCGTCATTGATGATGCGGAACTCACGGCCATGTATGACCAAGCGAGAACCTGAGTGTGGACGCACGAGGACAAAATCCCCGGGTTTACACCACGGCCCGGTAGGGAACTTAGATGGGTCTTGATAGCAGTCTGGCCCCATATCAACAACAAATAAGACCGTTGTGAGGGTCTCTTCGTTGCGCATGGTTTCATCAGCTTTGATAATACCAATCTCACTGTCCTCAAACTCTTTCTCTGCCTCTGGAATTGCACAAAGGATTCGGTAGCCAGATGGCCTTGGTAATTGCTTACCTTTTTCCTCCATTGATGATTGCCAGTTATAGGTTCCCACGACTTGTGGGTTATTGGCGTCTGTAGCCAATAGGATGGAACTAGTCATCCGAAGTCTCCAATCGTTGTTTCAGGTCTAGGGTGTATCCCCGCATGATGAGCAGACCACGAATCTCACCACACAGTTTCTTGTAATCCTCAAAGGACTCGGCCTTGCCCTCGGCCAAGTAGTCCTTGAGTTGGTCAATCTTCTCGTCCGCTTGTTGGATAAGAACTTCAAATCCATTCATTTATTCACCTTTAGGTTGTCTTTGTCTCATCTGGATACGCTCCTGCATTGCCCGCAGTTGCTCTTCTGCACTCTTGTTAGAAAGTTGTTTGAGAACATCAACACTCATGTCCATCATGTGGCGCTGCTTGTCTTCTTGCATCTGCGCGGCCATCTTCACTGCGTCCATCTTGATGCGTTTGTCATCAGTGGCCTGCTGTGTCTGGATGCGGTCACGCTCGACTTGCAACTGCGCTGCTTTGATGGCGTTGTCGGCTTGGTCTTTAGCAGCTTTACGCTGGTTCTCTTGCGCCTTGAGTTGCAACTCTTGCATCTGCATTTGCACGATGGGGTCTTGCGCTTGTTGTTGCGCTTGAGCCTGCTGTGCTTCCTGCTGATTCTTCTGGAGCAACTGCTGCGCGGCTTGCGCCAACATCGGAGACAGACGTGCTTCCACTTCTGGAGACATCTGAACTTCTTCACCAGACTCATCTGTCTGTGGTGGCAACTGCATACCAAGAGTCTGCTCAATCTGCTTGCGATACTCAAAGCCTAAGTGCTCGTTGATGTGAGACATCATGGCTGACTGCATCTGCTGCGCCATCGGGTTCTGTTGCAAAAGTGCCTGAATCTTGGGGTCTTGCATCGCTGACATGTGCACAACAATGTGAGCCTTATGATCTTGCGACAGGAACGCTTTGACCGGCTTGCCTTTGAGCACATTCTGATTCTCTGACACTGGGTCAGTCGGCTTCTGGTCGTCGTCCATCGGCACAAGTTTCTGCGCATCCTTGATACCTAACACATCGAGCATCTGACGATGCAAGAGTGGCAGGTTGTACAACTGAGGCGCACCTTGGGCCAACTGCAACACCGCTTGATACTGCACAATCTTCTGCGCCATTGTTGACGCATTAGGATCACTGACTGGTATGACATCCACATCATCATAGTCAGACTTCTTGGCTTTGCGACTGCCTTCGCTTGGCTGGTAGTCGTAGTCGTCTGGTGTGTACTCAGCAATGATATGCTTCAAGAGACCCAACTCTTGCTTCATTGAGTAGTGAACACGTGCCTGAATAGCAGACATGTTTTTCAATGTGCGCTCAAGAATCGCCAAGGTAGTACCCACAGGCGCTTGCGCACTCATATCACTGAGCGTCAAGTCCGCTGTATTAGCGAAGCGTCTACCTTCTTCAACAATCTGACCAAGCAACGCCATCAATGTCTGGCTTGGCTCTTTGTACGGCAGGGGCAATAAGTTGTCTTTCAGTGTGCCGCTTGCCACATCCGCATCGCGCCATTCACCCGGAGCAATCGGTGTGTCGTCGCCTTTGACTCGCATGCCACGAGTTTTGAAACCACCGGGCAAGTTACTTAAAGTACCAGCATCGACAAGCTGACGAATAAGAGAAGTGCCTGACTTAGCAAAAGCCCCAATGAGGTGGATGAGGCCAAAGCAGTAAAAACCAAATCCCGGAACGTAACCATAATGGACAAAGTGCTGTCGTTTTGTGTAAGTCTCATCATCTGGCTCCCAGTTGCGACGAATGGCCAGCACGTTGCTGGTTCCCTTTTCAATGGTGACTACATACGGCAGTGCGATGCCAGTCTTGTTACCCTTCTTGTCTTTGTGCTCATAGCCCTCAAGGTCGAGGTCTACGTTCATCTCCAAGAGTTTGAAGCGATCATCGGCAGTGGCGCGAAAGCCCATCTTCTCTGCGATCTTCTTCTCAACTTCATCCAGCACGTTGTCAGGTGTGCCCAAGTCCACGTCCATGTAGAACCCTGCGACCTGCAACTTGCGCAACTCGTTCTCGGTCTTACGCATCACATGAGTAATACGCGGAGAAGACTCTAAGTTACTCGCACCGTAAGGCACAACGATGTCTTCAGCAGGAACGAAAAACGACACTTGGCGATCAAGCGACGGATCAAAGTACACCTTCTTGAACGCGTTACCAGACAGACCCAAGCCCCACAACATGCGCTCATGCTCTGGTCTATATTCCTTCATCACATCAGTGAGTTGGTAGTTCATGTCGTCTGCTACGCGCTGTGCAGACTCTTTCTTAGCGGGTGTCTCTTTACCAATGATCTGGGTCTTGACTGGCCCAGCCGCAGGGAACGTTGCCATCATTGTTTCTGACTGGAACTTCACCAGAGCTTCAGACAACATGGGGTGGAACACACCACACGCGCCTTCCCATGGCTCTGTTCGTTCTTCAATCTTCATACCCAACAACTCTAGGCCATCGACGTAAGTCTGCATCCAGTCTTTGCGACTGGCTATGTCTTCATCGTAGTCACTGATCAACTCTTCAGCAAGACTTTGCAAAACATCTTCACTAATGAACTCAGCCAAGTTGGCATTGAAGTCGTCTTCTGAATCTTTATCAGGGACAATTTCAATCTCCATACCATCTACACCAATGGTTACGGACTCAGGGTCTTCAATCTCGATCTCAATTTGAGGAGATGCTTGATCCATCGCGGCCAGTTCTTCCAAGCCTTGTGGCGCTGCATATAGTGACTTCTCAATAGCCATGTTTTATCCTTAGTAGTACGGTTCTTTCCTGCGGAAAGACTTCGGTTCATCTTCCTCATCAGACGCCAATTGAATAAAGCCACCGCGCCTGTAACGCAGTAATGCCTGAGTCATTGAGTCCACCAAGTCATCATGTTCACCTGACGGGAACGATGCGACCTCTTCAACCAATTCTTCTGCCCAGTGCGTATTAGGCACCCAAACGTGTCCGGATGCAAACATATCAGCCACCGCATTTAGCCGCGCAATTTTATCGTTACCTTTGCTCGGTGTGAACTCCTGCACCGGAATTCCCATCGACCTGAGTTCAAATATTAAGGGCGAACCTGCCGCTTTAGCCTCAACGATCAGGCTATCAACTTCCCATTCCTTGAATTCCTCAAACGCCCGCTGTTTTAACTCGGGGAACTCCATGCGTTTCTTGAACGCGTTGAGCAATATGATATTTGCCCGGTTTACACCCAGATCGTCGTCTTTATAGAACACACCCCATGTCGTACATGCAGAATAGTCGGCCCGTTCTGTCTTTAAGAACGCTGTATCCCAAGACTGAATGATAAATTCGCACGAAGGCGGGCTGTCATGCTCCCAAATCTTCCACCATTCACGCTTGACAATGGCAGACACGTCCGAAGTGGGGGACTGCATGTACTGCGCTTGCCATTTGGCGTTAGGAAGTTCTTCTTTTAGGGCTGACAACTCCTTGAGTGACCAAAACTCAGGCCATAAGGGTTTACCCGAAGGCAAAATAGCAGGAAACTCGATCACTTCCCACTCTTCGCCCGACCTTTGGGCCGCAGCCTTGATCACTTGACCCGTTAAGTCCCGTTTAGACCACCTCGTCATCACCATCACGATAGAGCCACCCGGCTGGAGACGCTGGCGAGGGCCAGATGTGTACCACTCATACGTCTTATCGTAGATTTCTGGGTTGGACTGGGCCATTGCGGCCTCTTGCTCCGAGTGCGGGTCGTCGATAATCAGAATATCCGCACCTTTACCAGTCACAGCACCGCCAATACCGATAGCGAAGTACTCTCCGCCAAAGTTTGTCGCCCATCGACCCGCCGCTTTGGAGTCTGACTGCAAGTCTAGGGCCGGAAAGATCCGCTTATAGTTAGCAGAGTCCACCAAGTTACGTACTTTTCGGCCAAAACCCACCGCCAACTCAGCAGTGTGGCTGGTCTGGATGATCTTTTTACCCGGAAATTTGCCAAAAAACCACGCTGGTAGCAGATACGAGGCAAATTCTGACTTGGTATGCCGTGGCGGCATGTTAATAATGAGGCGCTTACACTCACCCCGAGCCACCCGCTCAAACGCTCTGGCCATTTTCTCGTGATGCCGACCGTGGATAAAGTTAGGCCACATCTCCCTGATGAACACCATGAAGTCATCAGACGCTAGGGTACGCAACTTGCGGGTATTTAGCTCATCCAGAATTTCTGCAATGGCTTCTTGCTCGTCTTTGGGGAACTTCTTGAGCAGCATCTGCTGCTGACCATACGGCAGGGTCTGGAGTTTCTCCAGCACCAATTCAAGTTTCGTCTTTTCCGCGACTTCAGTCATCAGTCTCGTCCAACTCTTTGCCAGTCATGCCCAGTTCTTCGTCCAGATCAATCACCTGCACCGCAGGTGCACCGTTCAGGTACTTCTCTTCTGTCGGTTGCAGTTGCTTGGCTTCCACATCAATGATGCCATCCATGTAAGAAGACAGCTTGGTAGCCAGTTCAGCCTGCAACTCTTCAGTTGTTCTGTGTGTGACGTTGATCTCCATGCGTTCCACAAACGCGCCTACATCACTCATCTTACCTAGCAGTTCTAACGCTTTTAACTGGGTGGACTCTTTGTCCGAACCTGTCAGCATGAGAAGCCGCATCTTTACGTAGTTTCTAACCTGCGCCGCATTCCGTACAACTTCTACGTCGTACTCATTCAACATGGCTTTCAACAAAACAGCGGCTGCTGAGTTTAGTTCTTTGCCCGCAGTTGGAGACTCAAAGAATTGAGCGTGAGCTTCTTTCTTGTCCGCCGTTGTGATAGCGGGTACTTGCATTCCGTTGGCCGTCAGAAATTCGACGGTGTTAAATGCCGCTTGCGCTCGTTCGTGCAAGTCTTTAGCTTCCTCGGCTGTTAGCGAGAAAGGCAGGGGGACATCTAGTTCTGGTGTAACAAGAATCATGGGTAGCGGTTTGTGGCTCCAATTTGTGCGGAGTGTACACGCTTTTGAAAAAATAATATAGGGGGGTGGGGTTTGTGATTAAAAAAGGTGACGGGGGGTGTTTCTAAAAAGGACACTAAAAAATGCAGAGTAAAAAATGCGTAGGGGGTACCCTACAACATCTTGTGGTGTTGTAACTGAAAATTTGGTGGCCACCGGATCGTTTCTTTGCACGGTTTAGATTGGCGACTGTGATCTTTTGAGTAAAACACAGTGTATATACACGCCACAACTGACCGGCCTGATCTAGGGGGTGCCCCCTCCCAATTTCATACCGTATGAAAATCAATGGCCCCGCCTGTCAACTTGTATCTATCCCGTGCAAGCTATACGAATTTGTGGTGTAATACATTCATGGATCGGGGAAGTGCACTCGTTTCATACTCTTATTAACTTGCACTGATGAAAGTTCTTATGAACAAAATCTCTTACACGGCCATGGCCGCTTCCGCCGCTTCTGATCTGATCGAAGCTAACTCTCACGACAACAAGGCTTCGGCTTTGCGTGAGGGTGTTAACAAGGTTATCGCTGTTATGCACAAAGACAAGGTTGTTATTGGCCGCTACAGCAAAGACGGCACCGGATGTTCCAGTGCTACAGCGTTCTACGATTCACTGATCGCCGGAGGGTTGGCAAAGGGTACGGCGGCCAACTACTTGTCTACTTTCCGTGATGCTGTGAAAACGGGTAAACCAGTCACTGACTGGAACCCAAAACGCAATGGAAAGAAACCCAGTGCAAAGGGTAGCGCAAAGGGCAAAAAAGAATTTGCGGACAAGTTGGCAACATGTTTTCGTGATGCTGAATTCGAAGGGTTTATAAATGACCTTGAAGCATCATTCCAAGATGATGAAATCGAAACCCTGATCGAAGGTGTTAAATCTTTCCTCGAAGCATCCGGCTTAAAGATCGACTGATCTCACCCTCTGAACCCCCCGAGAAATCGGGGGGTTTTTTTTCGCCCAAAATTTCCCGATGAATACTTTCCCATTACCCTCATGCTTTTCCACGTGGAAAAGTTTTGATAACTGTTCCCTCGATGCGGGCCGTAAGACACGCGATCCAATCATCCAGCCAACAAGTTGTGGTGTGTTTTATTTTTCAATCACGTGGCAACTTCTTTGTAGCTTAATTTCTAAGTGTTTTCATACCGTATGAAATTACAACAACTTATACTGATAACTGTTCCCTTGACGCGGGCCGTAACCACGCATAGGGAATTCCCCCACGTTGCAACATTTCATACCAGTATGACCGTCTTCATACCGTATGAAAATGTAAACGCAGTGCGATGTAGTTATGTCTAATGTTTTATTCAATTATGCAAGAAAGTTCTGTGGCAACAGAATAATATAAACCTCAATCAAATCAAGCACTTGCAGTGGGTTTTCCCCCTATTATTCTATTATTCTCTAAAAATATATATATGAAGAGACAATTTCAAAAACTACCAACTCTCCCCCATTTTTCTTTCTCTCACGTGATCTCTCACGCTCTTTCTCTTGTTTCTCTCTTATCTCGCAAATCAACAGAATATTAGAACATTACCCCAAAACCGTCCCGCAACCCGCACCAGTACTGGCTTTGCTTTATTCCGTAGTCACAGAACTTTGTTGCATAATTGAATAAAACGCTTTCCATAACGCACATATAACATATAGTAACAGCTTGACAAGTAAGACTCTTTGTGTTAAAGTAGAGGCTCAACACGTGAAAACATGTTGTAGTGAAAGAGGGCAATTTCATACGGTATGAAAACCCTCAAACCAAACCTTTTTATTAGGGAGAAAATTATGCAGACAGTACAGATCAAAGACTTGCCCAAGGGCGAATTCTTCAAGCGTAAGGCCGATGCCAACAAGGTCTATCAACGTGAGGATTACAACCGTCAAACCAAAAAGTATGACTGCCGTGACATGCTTGACTGTTGGGGCAACGGGTTGCAGTTAAAAGGCACGACTGTAGTTTTTATTGGTTTTGATTATTAAGGAGAGATGAAATGACGAAAGCAAGAGTAAGTAACCGTGAAACACGTGACTGCATCAAGAACCTGAAAGAGTTCAAGGCCAACAACATTTGGTCAGAGTGGGTGCGTGACGAGAACACCGACACCGAGGATGCACGTTACGTGGTCTATTCATACGACCGCCATTGGCCTCTGTTCATCTACGAGGTGCGCACTGACATGTGGTTTGAGAACGCCAGTAAGTACAGCGTGACGACATCCAAGCACAAGACGCAAAGTCACCCACATACTGCCACGACCATGCTACACGTGGACGACATGATCAAGGTCAAGAACAATGGCGTGACCGGAATGATTCAACCGTTGACATGGCGTGAGGTGGTGTTATGAAAGTAGAAATTGATTTGGCTTGGTTATTGAAACAAGCGGTGGCAAACATGGAAGATGAAAGCGATCTACGTTGGTCAGTCGGTGCGGGTCTACAAGATTTGTACTGGTCTGAGTGGGTAGAAAAGTTTCAACATCAAATGGTTGAAGAGTATCGCAAACAACGTGAAGGGGAAACAAAATGACACGATGGGAAAAGTTCGAGCGTATTGTTTTTCTACTGGCCGTCATGGTTCTGCTACTTGATCTGTATGTGTGGCGTCCCTGAGTATTTGACACTCACCTGTCAACCTGTTATAGTTTAGTCTGTGTTAGTTAAATGTGTAATCGGTGTAACTTCATACGGTATGAAAACACCACAACTGAAAGGTAATCATCATGAGTAATTTTGCAATCGACTTGGGCAACTTCAGTGTGTCCAAACTTTCATCCTCTGCCCTCATCGTCAACTTGTCCCTGTCTGTATGGACTGGCCGCAAACTGGACAAGCGTGTGTCTGAAGAGGTGGATCAACAGAACAGCACGAAGACCCGTGCCGGTAACTACCACAAGAACTTGTTGGCAGGGTCAAGCAAGCTGACCGAGATCACCAAGATCGCCAATGCCATACGTGGATGGATGTACAGTGTGACGCAACCATGGGGTGACAACGGTGACCGCATATTGAACATGGCCTACTTCATGGAGTTCAAGGATCGACTGACTGACTACGAGTCTCAGTTCTCAACTGCTGTCAACAACTTTCTCAGTGACTACGACACACTGGTTGCGGCGGCGGCTTTCCAACTCGGTGATCTGTTCAACCGTGAGGACTACCCCACACGTGAGACCATCGAGGCCAAGTTCGGGTTCCGGTACAGCATGATCCCACTGCCACAAGCGGGTGACTTTCGTGTAGACATCGGTGAGGATGGACTCAAGCAACTGCAAGCTCAGTATGAATCTGTCTTACAGCAACGTGTTGAGGGTGCAATGACCGAGGCATGGGAGCGACTGCATGACTGCCTGTCACGTATGTCAGAGCGACTCGAAGACAGTGAGGATGGCAAGCGTAAGATTTTCCGTGACTCTCTTGTCGAGAACGCCATTGAGATTTGTGGCCTGTTGAAATCATTCAACATCACCAACGACTCACGTATGGATGAGATGCGCAAGCAACTCGAAGATGCTATGCGTGGCGTAGATGCCGAGGCACTGCGTGACAGCGACTCACTGCGTGAACAGACCAAACGTAAAGTAGATAGTATCTTGTCTAAGTTCGATCTATAACGTATAATTTCATACCGTATTAAATTAACCAACCGAAAGTAAACCATGTACAACTCAATCACTCTCAAACAATGTGCTGACCTTATCGCCGCCGTGGGCGACAAACAAACTGTCCTAGTGCAGGGCGAGATGGGCATCGGCAAGTCTGCCATCCTCAAGATGCTCAAGTCCTACCCTCAATTCAAGGACGCGTTCTTTTGCTACGTGGACATCACTACCAAAGATGTTGGTGACTTCCTTATTCCCAAGATACGTGACATTGACGGTGTAGAAGTATGTTCATTCATACCCAACGAAGAGTTCGGGTTCCACTTCAAAGGCCGCAAGGTTGTGATGATGCTCGATGAGATCGGCAAGGCACGTGGTGGTGTGATGAACGCATGCTTGCGTCTGATGAACGAGCGGTCACTGGGTGTGAATGTGCTAGACGGTGTTGTGTTTGGTACAACTAACTTGTCTGTCGAGGGACTAGGTGACAACGTGCCGCCACATGCTCTCAATAGGGTGACCCGTGTTCGTGTCAAGAAGTCTGACGCACAGACATGGATCGAGGACTATGCAATACCTATGGGCATCAACCCCGTCATCATCGGCACTGTGGCCGAGTACCCTGAGATGTTTGCATCGTTCGAGGACTACGAGAAGCCCGAGCAGAATGTTTACATCAGTGATCCCCGTACTGTGCGTGGTGCTGTTGTGACACACCGTTCTATGGAGCGTGCCGCCTATGTGTATGAGCATACCCGTATCTTGGGCGATGCTGTGATGTGTCACGCACTGGCTGGTACCGTGGGTGAAGCGGCTATGCACAACATCTTGACGATGGATAAGATGGACTCACAACTCACACCATGGGATGACTTGATCAAGTCACCCGAGACTGCGACTGTGCCTACGTCTGCCGCCGCCACATGTATGTTGGTAGCCAAGGCCGTGCACCGTATCGAGAACAGCAACATCGTTGCATG